GACAGCATCAGTAACGAAAGTATTTAGCGGGCATGAAAATGGCAAATAACGGTCAAACATCGTGGCGTTGACACAATTGCGATCTTTTCCTGTGTGGTACGCCGTCTGCGTTTCTCCGGCCCTAAGACATCAATCATCTGTACTCCAATGACTAGTCTAAAAACTAGTATTAAGACTATCACTTATTTAAGTGATACTGGTTGTCTGGAGATTCAGGGGGCCAGTCTACGGACATTTTCTGCCTGTGGACCAGGAAAGTGCACGGGTGCTTTCCACTCCCATGAAGCCCGGCAATCCGCGCAGATACAGTAATAAACGAACTGACAGCAGTAAGATGGAGCGTTTCTTTTGAACAACCAGACAATGACTTTTACCCCTGAACAATTGCGTAAACACGCGCAGGAAATGCTGCGTCATGCTGAACAACTCGAAAAAACGGGCATAACAAAAGACGCTATCCGTAAAGATATGGTACCCGCGCTTCGGGAACTGATGCAGGCGAAGCATCGCGCACAGAAAGCAGTAGATGAGCTGGTGGACTGTGTGGCAGAGCTGGAAACCAGAGTCGGAAAGTTTGAAAAACTGGTGCAGGAGGTGCTGCGCTGATGCGCCATGAGTTTATTTTACCTTATCCGCCGACGGTGAATACTTACTGGCGACGTCGTGACAACACATATTTTGTATCAAAAGCCGGTGAGCGTTATCGCCGGGATGTGGCGCTTATTGTCCGTCAGCAGCGACTGAAATTAAGCCTGTCCGGAAGACTGGCGATAAAGATTATTGCAGAGCCACCGGATAAGCGCCGTCGTGACCTGGACAATATCCTGAAAGCACCACTGGATGCACTGACACATGCGGGAGTGTTAATGGACGATGAGCAGTTTGATGAAATCAATATCGTTCGTGGTCAGCCAGTATCTGGTGGACGTCTGGGGGTGAAGATTTACCCCATAATGCATGAAGAGCAGGTCAAAAAATGAAACTGGAAGATTTACCGAAATACTACTCCCCAAAATCCCCTTGCCTGACCGATGCATCGGCCTCAACGTCAAAAGATGCGCTGAGTATCACTGATGTGATGGCCGCGCAGGGCATGACACAGAATCGGGCTGAGATGGGGTTTTCTGCGTTCCTGGGGAAAATGGGCATCAGTATGAATGACAGGGCGCGGGCAACAGAATTACTGGCAGATTATGCACTCAGTCGGTGCGATCGTGTGGCGGCGTTGAGAAAACTTCCGGCAGAAATAAAACCGGTAGTGATGCGCATTATGGCTTCGTACGCTTTTGAGGATTATGCCCGCAGCGCAGCGAGTAAAAAGCAGTGCCCTTGTTGCTATGGGGAAAAATTTATTGAAAGCGTAGTTTTTACAAACAAGGTCCAGTATCCGGATGGTAAGCCGCCGGTATGGGCAAAGTGTACGAAAGGTGTGTATCCGTCTTACTGGGAAGAATGGAAAAAAGTCAGGGAGGTGGTAAAAGTTGCCTGTCCGGAGTGTGGCGGAAAGGGTGAGGTTTCCACCGCCTGTAAGGATTGCCGTGGGCGTGGTGTCGCCATTCATCGTGAAGAGTCGGTAAAACGTGGTATGCCTGTTATCAGAGACTGCCAGCGTTGTGGTGGTCGTGGCTATGAAAGACTACCATCAACGGAGGCATTTAATGCTATATGCGAGGTGACAAACCAGATAACACGCGCGTCATGGGAAAAAACAGTTAAGAAATTTTATGATGCGCTGGTGACCCGGTTTGATATTGAAGAAGCATGGGCTGAGCGGCAGTTAAAAAAGGTAACTAGGTAACAAGGTTGATTTTTCCGGAATCTGTGGTAAATTCGTTATAACGATGGGCGTTTTATGCCTGACGTTAGAAGAGTTTCTACAACCCGCCGCCGAGCGGGTTTTTTATGACTGAAATCGCGTCAGTACAGTAAACGCGCTGGTGGCGGTGAATACCTGTCTTTCAGCTTGCTGGCTTTTTCGACAAGAGTTATTGGTGTGTCACGTTAACCGGAAAAGGAAAAGACATGCTAAAACAGCAGGATATGACAGAAACCGCCAGAGTGGTGTTTAATGAATTAAGCGTTACCGAACCGGCGACAGTCGGGGAGATAGCGCAGAATACTTACCTTTCACGCGAACGCTGCCAGTTAATACTGACCCAGCTGGTTATGGCGGGTCTGGCAGACTATCAGTTCGGTTGTTACAGACGCCTTCCGCAGTGAAGGCTTTTTTATTTGTGGTAAATGGGCGGCTGGTGGGTGTTAGGGGCACCCACCAGCCATCTGCTCATGCGTTGGGTTCACAAGCAAACCTCAGGCCCACTGCTTTGCGCAAAAGCAGAATGAGCCTATCAGAGACAGGCTTAATGATCCATGCTTAATACTGTAAAAATATCCAGTTGTGAGTTAATCAACGCCGACTGCCTGGAATTTATCCGGTCGTTACCCGAAAATTCTGTTGACCTGATAGTCACGGACCCGCCGTACTTTAAAGTGAAGCCTGAGGGCTGGGATAACCAGTGGAAGGGCGACGATGATTACCTGAAGTGGCTGGACCAGTGTCTGGCGCAGTTCTGGCGGGTGCTGAAACCTGCCGGAAGTCTTTACCTGTTCTGTGGTCATCGCCTGGCATCTGATATCGAAATCATGATGCGTGAACGCTTCAGTGTGCTGAACCATATTATCTGGGCGAAGCCGTCCGGACGCTGGAACGGATGCAACAAGGAAAGCCTGCGGGCGTATTTCCCCGCCACAGAGCGCATTCTGTTCGCGGAACATTATCAGGGGCCGTATCGTCCGAAAGATGCCGGGTATGCGGCGAAGGGCAGTGCACTGAAACAGCATGTGATGGCCCCGCTGATTTCTTACTTTCGTGATGCGCGAGCTGCCCTGGGGATAACGGCAAAACAGATTGCAGATGCCACAGGAAAGAAAAACATGGTGTCGCACTGGTTCAGTGCCGGTCAGTGGCAGTTGCCGAATGAAAGCGATTATCTGAAATTACAGGCGCTGTTTGCCCGGGTGGCAGAAGAGAAGCATCGGCGTGGTGAACTGGAAAAGCTCCACCACCAGCTGGTGGATACGTATACCTCACTGAACCGGCAGTATGCGGAGCTGCTGAGTGAATATAAACATCTGCGGCGGTATTTTGGCGTGACGGTGCAGGTGCCGTATACCGATGTGTGGACGCATAAACCGGTGCAGTTCTATCCCGGGAAACATCCGTGCGAAAAACCGGCAGAAATGCTGCAGCAGATAATCAGCGCTAGCAGTCGTCCGGGTGACCTGATTGCAGATTTTTTCATGGGGTTGGGTTCGACAGTGAAAGCGGCACTGGCGCTCGGGCGTCGTGCAATTGGCGTTGAGCTGGAGACTGAACGTTTTGAGCAGACGGTTCGGGAAGTACAGGATTTAGTCAGCCAGAACGGATGATATTGAAGAATTAATTACGCGTCGTTATTATGCGGCTCCCGGCCCTTTAGCTCAGTGGTGAGAGCGAGCGACTCATAATCGCCAGGTCGCTGGTTCAAATCCAGCAAGGGCCACCATCACATACCGCCATTAGCTCATCAGGAAAGAGCGCCAGCCTTCGAAGCTGGCTGCGCGGGGTTCAAGTCCCCGATGGCGGTCCATTATCTGCATCATGCGTTGTTAGCTCAGCCGGACAGAGCAATTGCCTTCTAAGCAATCGGTCACTGGTTCGAATCCAGTACAACGCGCCACACTTATTTTCCCTGGCTCGCTTTTGCGGGCCTTTTTTTTAAATGTCTCACAATTCAGACGGTTGACAGTTGTCTGTTTTGCGGGGAGTTTGTTAAAAGAAACTGGCATGGTGAATCCCCCTGTGCGGAGGGGCAATCAGCGAGTAGGTATATGGGATAATCGCGGATTCAGGTGCTGGTACTGAATTCACCGGGAGGCACCCGGCATCATGCAATGGCACATAGCGCCACTCTCCAGCCCTCTCCGGAGGGGCTTTTCTGTGCCGGATACATCACAGTTTCTGGAACCTTAGGTACTACAGTATCAGTCAGGGTGCTATATTTTCAGATGTGATGAAAGCCTGTCAGCAGGCAGGGCGTATCGGAAATGACCCAGTAGAGAAAACGTTGACTCAGATACCGGTGCTGAGTTACCGGGAAACCGGCATCACATGACCGCTATCCTGAGGTGTACTGGCAATAGCGGACACTACCATTTGTTCTTTTTTTAAGCAGCCATCTGATGATATTTTTCCC